AGCATCTTGCACTACTTCGGCCAACTGTTCCGGCAGGGTATGCTCAGTTTTTTTTGCTGTAGGCATACGTTTTGCCATTGTTTTCTACTTTCTTTTTAAAACGTGCGACGATGGGCTGGAGGTATCACATCGTGGAAACCCACCGCCACACGAAAAGTGAACTGCTTATCTGCTGATACCCTGCAATACAACACCCACATGTCCAGTGTTGTCGGGTGCAAATGTTGCAAAACCGACCAGCGGTTCTGTCTCTGCATCCTTTGCATGTACCGCACCGGCTACACCATCAGACAAGGTTAAGTTTTGTCCAATAGCTATTGTTCCATCCGCTAAGATGGTTGCAACGCCAGCGGTTTGAATCCAGCCGTAATAACCCGATTGCATCACTCGCGCTGTAACACCCGAAATGACGTAATCAGTACCAGCCGTTGATGCGACAACTTGGTTATACAAGTTACCCGTAATAGCCACATCGGTATCTGTAGTTACTGCAACGACAAGTCCATCATACAACGTGAATGTCACTGCGTTACTACTGGCAGCCGTATTCGACTTAATACGGTAGGTATAACCTTCAGAGGCATCGTCCGTAATATGCAAGTATCCACCGGCATATTGGTTAGCAGTTGCCGACCCTAAAGTTCCGCTATCGGTCAGAATAACTTCTGTTGCACCAATTGCTGCTGCGGTTGCTTTACCGTCAACTTCTACAACGGCTGTAGCAGATACATCTTGCGACACCAACACACCAGCCGCCGTAGCGCCGGCAAAACTTCCATAGCGAAATACTCGACCGTCTTCAAACTCACGTTTGGTTCCGATAGGATATTCCTGTGTTGATGACTCCTCGTAGATTCCTTGTGGTGAACCACCGGTTGCACCGGCAATAGACCCTAACGAATCTGTTGTTGCGTTGTTATAACCTGTACCCAGGTCTTGTGCTCCACTTGGCATTTCTATTTCTCCTTTGCCTTTTTGCTCGGCTCAAAAGACGCATTGGCTTGCGTCTTGGAAGTTATTAATCGTTCAAGTTGTAGATAACACCCTGACGACGACGGTTATTGGTAACGACTTGCAATCCAACTGTGATAAATGCAACCTTTGCAAGTTGGTTTGCGTTTTCTTTAAACGGAGTCTTGCTGAAGTTCATTCCGGCTTGCATGTGTAACTTGAGGTAGTTTGTGTTCAAGAAATACATACGACCCGTTCCGCAATCGCGGTCATACTGCACCGGTATGCCTCTGAACGAAGGCAAGCGACCGTCTACGCCCGGTGAATCTTTACCGGACAAACGCTGATAACCCGTACCCTCAAATATTTCTTCAAAATCAGCATAGATGCTATTGGTCGTGAAGATATTTGTTGGCTGTTCGTTACCTTCCGATACATCGTTCCAAAGCGATGACATGCGAACCATACCTTCGTAAAAGTTCGTATTAACAATCGTTTGAAACGAAGTGTCGGCTGTAGCGTTGTTCGCTTTGTTTTGCCACCAGCTATTACCGGACACCGTGATACCGCCTAACGTAGTTGGAGTTGTTCCCGGTGCATCAGCAATAACGTCCTGAAAACCTAACGGAGCTTTACCGGTCTGAGCAGAATAGAGCGAAGAGTTAATCTGGTCGCGTAAGGTAAGCATCGACTGACGAGTCTTTGCTTCCAAAAGCGACATGGCTGCTTCGCGTTTACGGTTCTCTTGCTCTTCGGTAAAGTTGATGGTAATAGGCACTGCGGCGTATCGAAACGGATAGAACGCGGCTGTAATTCCATCAACCGCATCGGTATTTAGCACGTCATATCCTGAGAAATATTGAGCGCTATTACCGGCATACAAAATATCTGCCTGTATCTCTTTGCCACCGTTGTCGGTGACCAATGCTCCACCGGAGCGGAACATCTCTAAAGTTGGGTACGCATCAAAGAAATTGTCCGTAAGTTCTTTGCGCTTACTACGCATAGTTAAAGTCCAGGCACTGTCCCACGTTTCTGTTGTTGATGTTGCTCCCATAATCTATTTTTCCTTATTCAAAACCCAATTTGGATAACCCTGATAAAACATCAGAATCGGTTAATGGGCCGTCACCTTCCGTTGCATCTACACCTTGCGTTCCACGCACTGCACGTTTCGACGACTTACGTGCTGACGTATCGCTGTTACGCAAATCGGCTGCTTTGTTAGCCGTAATACCTGCGTGTAGCTCATACGCCTCTTTAACCGTATACGGGTTACCCGTAGTTGGGTTATTGATCTTAGTCGTAGCAACAATCTGATCGGTATACGCATCTAAATCATTGCCATACACTTCTCGCGCCTCACCCACCTGCGTGGCAATATGCGCGGTCTGCTGACCCTGCACGTACTGGTTGGCCGTAGCCAACTGTTGCTGTAACTGCTGCACCTGACTGTTGAGATCGTTTACTACATTGCCAACCCTATGTTGAATGATCTGCTCTACGGCATCTACACCGCGAGCTTCATCTTCAGTTAGGTTGGCCCTCATTGCATCAACCGGATCTTGCTGCTGCTGTTGGGGTGTAACGAGGTTTTGCACCCTGTTGGCCCATTCGCCCTGTTGTGCTTCGATCTGTCGGCGCTGCTCTGCTAAGTCCTGTTGCGTACGCGTGAATTGCGCTTGCATGTTTTTTGCAAGCGGAACTAACGGCTGATACTGCTCCGGCACATCGTCTGCGTTACCGCGTAACCAATCGTGCCGTTCCGGGTCAAAATCTGACTGTGCATCAGAGTGTCCAGATGTTTCCGACTGTGCTTCATTGGGTGTGTCATCTGCGAAAAGTTCAAGTGATGATTCAGTTGACTCTGCGTTAGATGAACCCTCTGAAGGTGACGTGTCTTCTCCACCGGAGTCCAAAGCTAGTACTGATTCGGACATCTAATCTGCTCCTTCGTTGTATCTCTTCTCTGCCAGAGCCACTGCTTCTTCGGGTGTGTTACCAAAAGAAGGCGTTGGGGTGTCTGACGGTTTCGAGTCCGTTACATCGGAGGTTATGTGACAGGTCGAACCGCCCACACGGTCAGCACTCTCTGTCACGTTGAATTTTTTTAACAATTCCTGTTTGTGGCTGTAAGACTCTACGACCTGACCAAAGCCCGCGTGAAACTTTCCATACATTCCAGAATGTGAGTTATGTATGAAGTTGCTCTTGATAAACAGCATGGCTGCACGTTTGTCGCACTGATCGCATTCAATCGTGCGCCTGACCTTGCTTGAGTCGTTGGCTACGTCAATCTGACGATGCCCGTCTTCGCATTCGTAATCGTGAAATACCAGCATTATCCTTGACCCGGTGCGTTCTGTACGGCCTGACTAACCTCTTGTGCCTGACTGCGTACGAGTGATAAAATGTTTCCTTCCGCTACTCCGGCATTACTGCCACCTCCACCGGCGGCTTGCGGTGCCTGGCCTTGCGCCATCTGGTTCAGCATCTGCTGATGTTGCTGTATGTGGTTTTGCACCACACCCATAACCTGTTGCTGTTGTTGTGGCAGTAGTTGCTGGAACTGTGGCAACTGCTGTATCTGTTGGTGAATCTGTATGTGCATGGCGTGATTCTCGTTTGGCGTGACACCCGGATCGCCACCGTTAATCAGGTAGGCTACGTTCTCCAGTTGTGCCGCTTTCAACGTATCGCCGTCTTCTGCATCACCTAAATATTTATCAGGATCTTGCACACGGAACGATGAAAGCAATGACTTAATCGCTTCGATGCGGTTTATCTCCGGCAAGTTAATCGTCATGTTGAACAGTTGCAGTGCATCCTGACGTTCCAACTGTTCGGTCAACGGCTGCATACTACCGGCTTCGATGTCAATCTTGTAACGAATGCGTAACAGATCAGCGGTCACCGCCTCGTATACCGGATCTTCGGTGTCTCTGGCTACGTTGACTAAGAAGTCATCGGGTAAATATCTTTCATCGGCCATCATACGTAACGAGTTGCGAACAACAGCACGGTAGCAATCGGCTACGCGCAACTGCATCCACTCGCGGTTGACCTGAGCAAAACTTGCAGACAAAGAGGCTTGCGTGGCTGTGACTTTTGGCCCACCGCCCATCGCCATCTGCGATACGTTCAAACTCTGTTCTTCATAGCTTTGTGCATCCGACTCCAGACCCAGTTGATCCGGTGGAGGGTTGCCAAAGTTCATCTCGCGCATCGAAGTGCTTGGATCTTCCACCCAGATGATCTCACCGTCACGACCGCCCTCTAACGTGTCGCCGATGTCCTGGTTGGCTTCGCGTTCACGGCGCGAGGCTAAGACCACACGCTGGAACCGTTTTAACAGATCGGCTCTGCGTGATACGGACTCAACAATGAGTGACTGTGTATCCTCGACATACGCCATTGGCGGTTCGCCGTAAAACGAGCGTTCGGTCTGGTCAAACCGCAGTGCGTGGTATGGAAAGCCGCCGTCCATCAGGTAGCCACCAGCCGGTTCAAACTCACCCGTCATGCGTTCTTCACCGGTAAACGGATCGGTTTCAGTAATAGGGTTCATTGCCAGAAACGGATGATCGACTTCTTCAATCGGATCAGTCACTCCTTCGGCAAATGTGATGCGCTTTTTATGCAAGCGGTCATGGATTTCATACAGGCAAACCATCTGACCCTGCTTGGAATGCTGCACCGCGTCATACTCGTCTGAGTGTTCGGCATCTTGCATGTCATAAATAAAAGCGTCGGCCTGATCTTCATCGGACATCGCCTCTATCTGCCTACGGTTTACAAACCGGTCGTCCTCTTTCACAAACTCTAAAGGCACCATCATCTTTTCGATGATGTAACGAGCGCCTGACAATTTGTGCGGAGGAGTAAGCGGATCAACATAAATATTAAAAGGCGAAACTCGATGCACATACGGAAAGTCGTTTTCAGCAGCATCGTTAATCGTGTATGGTGCAACAATATCGTCGTCACCCGGTGGGTTATAGCCAAACTTTAACCAACCCACACTACAAAACAACGCATCAAAAATGACCTGTTGCACTTCGCGTTTAGCATCCATCTGCTCTAACGCAGCATTGGCTACACGCTCCAGTATCTCCGCAGCAAACTCTCTACCCGGTTCTTCAACCTTGAAAAACACATGCGGATAGTTAAAAGAGACACTGGCTATGATCTGACGTGCCAATGGATACATGCGACTGATCTTGACGATCTTATCCTCGTCCAGACCAGGCACATCAAAGTCGAGTTCGTAAGTCTTTAAGAGTCTACGCCACGTCTTGTGGCGCGTCTTCATATACTTACGACCGTCTTCTATGGCTCCACGCCAGTATTCAATCTGCCGCTGTTTCAACCTATTTGCCTTTGCCGACCTTTTTTAAGTTGTCCGACCCTGCCGGTTTCGCTTTTACGCGAGTGCCTTTTTTACTGCGGTTCGGCTTGGTCGTTGTTGGTGTACCGTTAAAACCCTTCATAGCAATTTCTCCTGTTATGCCAGTGCGTAACGCCCTTTGCGCGTACCCCAGCCTTGTTCCATCATGTCAAT